ATAGGACTTGCCAATGGCTTCATTGAACCACTGGAATCAACTGGGCTAATGTTAACGCACGAGGGTATTATTAAACTATGTAGTGCATTATTAATGCGTAACGGTACTGTAAGTAACTATGATGTAGATTTATTTAATTACGGTTTTCAAGAACAAATTATAGGATTTAAAGATTTTATTAGTCAGCACTATGCTTTAAGTATGCGTAATGATACTCCGTATTGGAAAGAAATAACTAGCAATATAACATTCTCGAGTAGTGTAAGCGGTAAAGAAAATTTATCAGGACTAGCAATCAATGGAGATTCAATGTCGGACATAGGATTTAGATTACATCGAACACGTAAATTTGATCAAACCATGGGCGGCATTATCTATATTGCTGCTGGAATGGGATATAATCCTGTAGAATCTAACTTTCTAAGACATGAAGATATTCGAATGTATGAAAGTCCGGAAATACGTAATGAAGTTTACGAAACATGGTTAAAGCATAAAGAAGAAGTCATGCAACACATTAATACATTGCCCACACACTATCAGTTCCTTAAAGATAACATACATAGATAAATATGCTATAAGGATTCTCATTAATGCAACAATTAAAACAACTGTATCGAGCAAACTATGCTGGTGAAAACATTGTGGGTAGTTTAACACTACACAATGGCGAGTGGGATCCAGTAACTGAATTTGTACCAAATCAAGTGTTTAATACTCATACAACCACACAAGCTGTGGCAATAGCCAATGGGGAAAGCCGCAAAGATTTTAATTTACAACTAATTGGTGATCATCGCGGCGGATTGCTTGCAGTTGACAAGTTACAGACCTACGGATGCAATGCATTGTATAGAGATTTTACACCAGACTTTTTAGTTGCTGTTGGTGATGGTATTATTAAAGAAATTGCCAACACCGAATACGCTGATAATAATATTGTATATGCTAACGCCGGATCGTTGCTAAACTATCCTGGTAAATTTTACCTTATTCCGCAAAACGTATCCTTTGATGCCGGTTCTTTAGCCGCATACATGGCATGTTTTGATGGGCATAAAAAAGTATTTTTAATCGGATACGACCAGTACGATGATCGAGTTGACTATGTAAACAATATCTACAAAGATACAAATGGTTACTTAACTAGCAATCAAACTCAAAATGCAAGATTCTTTAGTTTAACATTACATAATGTAGTAACTACATATCCCGAAGTTGAATTTATTAGAGTTATGCCAGAATCGACTTGGTGGGTACCTCCCGAGTTGTTACCTTTGCCAAACTTTAGACAAATTGATTATAATCAATTTACAATCGAAGCTGACCTGGGTGCTATGGGTGCTCCTGGAGTTTAATTCAGAATAGATTCTAAAGTCTTAATCTTCTTTTTAATAATATCAAAATTAAAACTACGCCATAATCCTGGATGTAATGGTTTAGGATGATCCTGCAACTCTACCCAACAGTATCCGCGATGCTCTGCATTTAATGTAGGAACAAATTCTTCATCTACTGTAGCTAAAAATGTATAGTAAACAAACTTTTCATTATCGGCAGTAAATGTTTCTAGTGGTATAAACTTATTCTTAGTATAATCTACGCCAATTTCTTCTTGAATCTCTCTGACTAATGCTTGTATAACAGTTTCCCCAGCATCAATCTTGCCACCAACAATACCCCAATAACCTGCTTGGCGATGTTTATTACGTAACAGGAACAGATAACGGTTAGTTGATCTAGAGTAGATTAAAGTACCAACGCCTTCAGTATGTTTAGCCACTATAAAACTATACTCCATTCGCCGGACGCATATACACCCTCGTAACTCTTGACCCATGCACTACCGGTCCAACTGTATTGAACTGTAGTATTCAGGTTAGTTACATATTGAATATTTGATTGTTGTTGACTATCAAACGAAACAACCCAGTAAGTACCGTTCCATTCAATGATATCATTTGCATGTGCTATTAAGTTAGTACCGGGTGCACCTTGCCATGCCACAGCACTGGGGCTGTTAGCATCGCCAATTGGAGCAAGTATTAGATATCGTGTTCCTGGGTCAGGGTTTAATAACATGCTATCAACATTGACATTATCTGGATCAATTATAGCGTTAACTGGGTTTAATGTATTAGCTGGAAGTGTAGAACTAATAGGAGTAAACAATAAGTTATGTTCATCCATTGGGTCGTATGCTACATGTCCTATAATTTCGTGTGTACCGGTTGGGTGTTGGAATTCTAAACGAACTTGACTAACACCATTAATTAATTTACCATATAAATTTACAAGCCCTGCCCATTTAACAGTATTTCCGTATACTGCATCATTGTTAGTGTTAATAACTTCATGTGCACCTGATTGATACAAGGTTAATACACCGCCCATATATAGAACGCTGTAATTCATTGGTGTAGTTTTTTGTTGACTCATTAACCCGGTTAAACTAGTAACAGCGTCGGTACTTAAATCACCTTGTGCATCGTAAATACTAGAAATAATATTAGTAATAACACCCATCTTTTTAACTTTAGCTGGCAAGTTAATCCAAATTGGCATTTCAAAACTAAACGTAGCAATATCAATGGTATCGCCATCTGCACCCATTGGTACCGAACGGTTAGTATATTGTGTATCGGTTAAGAATACTGCACTTAAACTACCCCAGTCAACATAATTATCAGAATTTTGTATTTCTAATGCTGGGTTAAACAACGGCGCAATCTGTTCCCATAGCTGATGTTTCTGTTCGGTGTTACTAGTCCAGATATCTAATTTCATTGCTAATTTATATGGTGCCGGCATCATACGGTCTACTGTATATAGCCCATCTTGAACGCCAGTGTATGATTGCGAATCTCGATTATATGCTTGTTCTCTAATACGCATACTACCTTCAAAACTAGGATTTAATACACGGTCACGATCATATGTTAACCCGGAGATATACGCAGCCATTGCAGGAACAGCATTTAGTGTATTTTCACTATTATTCTTTAAAATCATCGAAGCCTGGCGACTAGCGTCGCCATAGTATACAGGAACAGTTTGTAATGTGCGATTGCCAGCAGAATCTTGTCCAAACTCTACCTGGAAGTTAGACATCATTCTAATAAATTGTAAAACAAATCTACGAATTTGTGAATCGTATGCATAAGATACAACAGCCATATTAATTATCTGCCTTTATTGTTAATACTTTGCTTAAATTTTGACGCTCGTTGTGTGTTACTCCTGCGCTATCTGTATAAGTGTTGGTATTGTTCACATAGCCAGCACGAGCAGTTAAATTATCAGCAGCACCCGGTGTAATATTAGTACGAACATCATCTTCAATTTTACGCCAGAAGCTACCATCAAATCTAAATAAACGATTTGGTAAGTAATCTAATCGCAGGAAGTAATCTCCACTTGCAGGACTATTAGGAAATGATATACCGGCACCTGTTGTTAATTGGTTTGGTGCTGTTCCGTCACCAACTAAGTAACCCTGCATCTTATAATTTGGGCTAGAAACTCCCGTATCCGCAGTAGCATTAAATGTATCGGCGGTAATATCTGTATCATCAGCAGTAATACCATCACTTAGTGGTTGTCCGTTAGAGCCAAATGGTACAGTATAATAATCTTGCGTATTATAACCAGATTTAGGAACATCAATTTCTGCTTGTGCAAGTATACTTTCATTGAGATTTAAATACTTGTTATATGTACTTAGAATACTGCCAACTGGGGTATTAGTAACATTAGGATCACCTGCGCTAATGTTATTAAGAATATCTTTGTATTCTTGACTATCAACCATTGGGTTAAGTTTAACTCGCCATAAATGTGGCCACCAAGTTGGACTAAAGCCCTCCGACGCAAAACTAGCATCGCCGACTACATAATATCTTTTTAATGCAGCAGGCAAGTCGCCATCTAATGCATCATAATCTTTTAAATGTTGTAACTCTAATACATCACCGGCCATTAACTTACGTCCAATCATGTCTACCATGTCACGTAAATGGAATGTCATAAAGATTGTACCGGTTTGTAGGAACAAACCAAATTGGCTTAGATCAAAATCTTGGTCAGCACGTTGATAGATACCACGCATTGTATAAATATCTTGATCATACTTACGGTCACGATTCTCTGTCCATAATAAATCTTGGATGTTTAGCGCACTTTGATTTGGGTATGCCGGTTTAGTAGCGTCTGAACTAAATCCAATACTAGATCCGATTGTTACCGCACTAGTCGTTGATAGACTTAATGTGATACTAGTATTTGTAGTACTTGTTACGGTAGCACCTGCGGGTATATTGGGACCATATACAAACATACCATTTTGAACGCCTGTGGTATTACTAAAGTTAAGTGTAATATCTGGATTAGATTGTGTGGCACTAGTTGTTACAAATAACCCCTGCGGGTTTACTCCGAGGTATTTGTTAAGTAGTACTCCTGTGCCGCCAATGGTAAACATTTCGGATATGCGTCTATCCATAAACTTATAATCGTTACCGTGTTTCCCGTCTTTCCAAAGGCTTAAACGTGCCATAATGAATCCTGTTATTAGCATATTTATCTAAGATATCCCGGGTTGACCGTTAATTACCAAAATGTTATAATACTAGTATGGAGTTAAATGTTGCTTTAAAACACCGCATAGATACAGCGTTTTTCCAAATTATTGGGCTGCCCCCACTACACCGTAAAGATCTCCAAAAAATGTGGAGGGTAGCTCGTGGTCAATGGAATGAGCTAGATATAGAGCTTATTACTTGCCGTAGGCAAAACAGATGCACCCCAAAATACCGAGAAATTGAATTAGATTTAGAAAACAGAGTGGATGCAATAGAGCAATACCTTACTTTTGCTACATTATTGACACCAAATGATAATTAATGTATAATACACTATGCTGATATTTTTAGATACCGAATTCACTGACTTTGTTGATTGCGATTGTATAGCAATAGGGCTCGTTGACGAAAACGGGCGTGAGTTCTATGCTGAACTAACAGACTACAGACAAGAAGCCTGTAGCGATTTTGTTAACGAAGTAGTTCGACCGTTACTAAAGCAACACCCCAATCGAGTTGAAGGTACAACTTGGGAAGTAGCAAGAGCATTAAATGAATGGCTAGAACCATATCGCCAAGAGTGTGCCGTAATTTGCTTTGATTATAATACAGATTGGGATTTAATGGTGCGTATATTAACGCTATTACCAGAAGAAGATCACCCAGACTTTTTAATGACAAAACAAATTTGGGGCGACCTGGATCAACAAGCATTAGAATGGTTCTGGTTAGAAAAAAATACAATCGGTTGGAAACAACACATGGCATTATATGATGCCCACGCTAATCGGTTTGCGTATAAACCTTTAGTAAGAGAACGAAATGTTTAAAGTATATTGGACAGATTTTACAAATACATCGCAAGGTATATACACAAATACCTTAACCGGTGCTCTAAAGATATCAGAAGACAAACGCAAAGATGGCTTTACCTTTGTTACTGTGGTTAGTGAAAATCCTAACTCGGTAGGCAAGCCAGGTGTTGATAATATTGCAGATGGTGTCCTGCCCGATGGCAATATTTACGAATGGAAGATGCGGAGAACACAATGAGATTTTACGCAGTAGGTAACATGTACCTAAGCTCAATTCAACAAGGCATACAAGCCGCACATTGCGTTGGTGAAATGGCATTAAAGATCATTGGTAATAAGTATGTTAGCGAATGGTTAACCAACCACAAGACCTTGATTTGTGTCAACGGCGGTAATAATTTTGGATTACATAACTTTTTAGAACTAGCTAACCGTGAAAGTAACCCTGGGTATCCTGTGGCTAAGTTTTACGAAGATGATGCTAGCCTGGGTGGTATGCTTACTTGTGTTGGTATTATCCTCCCGGCTGCAATATATGAAACAGATTTAAACGATCCATTATCATGCGAACGATTGGGTCCGTGGGAATTAGAATTGATAACAGCACTTAAACGTATGCCTTTGGCACGATAGGAAATTATGGCAAATATTAAAATTAACGGTAAAGCAAGTAAAACAAGAAAAGTAGCACCACGCACAAGCGCCATGCTAGATGAGAAGTACACTGGTGAAGAACCAGTATGGGATACCGAGCGTGCCACAGCAATGGATGACGAAACGTTTGAGCGTCACATGCGTCGTAGCTTCTACTATTACAACTATTTCTACAATCAAAAAGACTTTAAAAAGTTTGTAGTTGAGTGGATGAAGAATCCTGAGCACAAGTTTACAGCAGAAGATGTTAAAACATTTAGTCGTAGTCCAGACCGTGCAATTGAGATGACAGCGTGTAGTTTAGTTAAAGCACACAAGCAAGGCATGCCATTCCGTGGGCGTCACATTGAGTATATTAAAGAATCTATTGCTAAGGCCATTAACAGTACAGCAGAAGAAGTTATTGAGATTGAAGAAGTTGAAACACCCAAGGCATACGTTCCTACTATTCAAGATCGTATGAATGAAAAAACAGCAGACACCATCGGCGAACTAGAAGGGCACTATGATGAGTTTATTAAAAATCCTAAGTATAGCTTTAAGCCTTATGATTATTTTGTGGTTAATAATGTCCCTCAGTCTCAGTTAAGTAAATACGAAGAAGTATACCAAAGTCGGTTTGATGAACTTAAACTAGCATTTGAAAAGACCGACGAGCAATTAACCGAAGGTTACAGTCACTATAAGTCAGCAGACTTTAAGCGTATTTTTGCTTTTCTGGATCAAATCTTAAATGACATTATTCAATATCGTGGATTAAAGAAAGCTACTAAGAAAGTACGTGCTCCTAAATCTGTCAGCAAAGAGAAAGTAGTCAGCAAGCTCAAGTATGCCAAAGAAGATAAAGTATTACGTTTAGTTAGTATCAACCCTGCAGACATTATTGGTGCACAGGAACTTTGGGTTTATAACACTAAAACACGTAAACTAGGCAAGTATGTAGCTGACAGTTTAAAAGGTCCACTAAATGTCAAAGGAACAGGCATTATTGGCTTTGATGAGCACAAATCCATCACTAAAACACTCCGTAAACCTGACGAAAAGCTCAAGGAGTTTACCAAGGCTACTAAGATACAATTACGCAAGTTTATTGAAGATATTAAAGCAACCGAAACAAAGCTCAATGGTCGCATTAGTGCAGATGTAGTGTTACTTCGTGTACAGTAATAAATACTCTATAACGGAGTATTAAATGTCAACACCATTTACAAGTAACGTAACAGTAGAATCTGGATACAACAGCCAAAATAACTTAACAGCAAAGAGTTTGTTTAATCCCGCAACGGGTACTCAGTCTGGAGCACACATTGCATTTGATGGAAGCCCCACAGTAACTAATCCTGGGATAGTTGACCCAAATTGGGAGTATGGTAATACCAATGATAGTATGCGTGCTGCAATCACAGACTATGTGCGTATGCGCCTGGGTGATGGCATTGTTGATGTAGAGTTAGAAAAAGAACACTACGAAATGGGCATTAATCAAGCTCTGATTAAGTATCGTCAAAAAGCACAAAATTCTACAGAAGAAAGTTATGCAAGTTTGACACTAATGCCAGAAACACAAGAGTACATACTACCAAAAGAAATTACACAAGTGCGTCAAATCTTTAGACGTGGTATTGGTAGTGTAACAGGTACAAGTGCTAGTCAATTTGAACCATTTAGTTCAGGTTACTTAAACACGTATATGTTAGTAGCAGGCCGTGTTGGTGGTCTTGTTAACTATGAAATGTTTGCTAGTTATCAAAAGTTAGCAATGACAATGTTTGGTGGTTTTATGAACTTTACATTTAACCCAGTTACTAAGAAATTAATTTTAGTTCGTAAAATGCCTTTCCAGGGTGCTAACCCAGATCCTGCACAGCAAGAATCGGTATTGCTTTGGGTATTTAATACAAAGCCGGATGCAATGATCTTCAACGATACTCAAGCATTTCCGTGGATACAGGAGTATTCATACAGTTTCTGTAAACGTATTCTAGGACAAGCATACAGCAAGTTTAGTCAAATTGCCGGTCCACAAGGAGGAACAAGTTTAAATGGTGCCACAATGGTACAAGAAGCACAAGCCGAAATGGAAAAACTTGAAGAAGATTTAAAATTATATGTAGATGGAAGTCAACCGTTAACTTGGTTAATGGGATAGTTGACAAAGTACGTAGAATATGTAAAAATAGCCTCTATACATTAGGGGCTTTTTTATGACTATTATTGGCGTTTGCGGTTTTATTGGTTCAGGTAAGGATACTATTGCTGACTACTTAGTTGGCTTTCATGGATTCCGCAGAGATTCATTTGCCGGCACACTTAAAGATGCAGTAGCCGCAGTATTTGGGTGGGACCGAGAACTATTAGAAGGACGTACCCCAGAAGCAAGGGCTTGGCGAGAACAAGTAGACCCATGGTGG